TAGTAGGAAATACAACATGCTATGGTAAAAGTGATCACTTCCCAACTTTATCCATCGAGGCTTACTCATGCCAGTGTCAGGGTTTACAATAACAGTCTTAGCTGTCTTGGTAAGTTCCCTCGCAAACTCATTCACTTCTACAGATGGACGAGGTATTCTTATTTTGTTCTCAGTGAACGTAGAATGAACTTTATCCATCCACTCGTTACGATTACATTTAACCATACCACTCTTTGGGTCGAAGTGAGGCTTACCTGGCATCTGCTCGGAATACTGGCACAAATACACAGTATAAGGTTCTTTCTTTTGGAACTCCCTAACCCCATGGTCGTGAGGGCCGGAATCTATAACACAAGACCGGACATTCATTCTTTTTGCAAGGTCGTGCAGTTCATGTAAGTTGTTTAACCTAGACACGTTAAGAACTTCATATGTCGTACGAGATGTCCTAATCCCTACCACGGCGTGGATAACCTTGCCTATATCAACACCCATTGAAGTCTCACCGATAGATGTCATCTGATTTAAGTCGTCAGTACACCGAGAGAAGACTATTGTTTCACTTAACTGGTACTCAGCTTCTATAGTAGCGACGCCAAGAGTAGACCGCATAAACTCAGCCATTTTTGAGCCGTCAATACTATTATACTGGTACATATATTCTTCAAGGTCTGCGTATGGACTTATCAACCCATCCAGCCAAAACCCAGCTTCCCTTCTATCAGGGAAGTCAGCTACCCAATGCCCATCTTTTACAAAGACTTTACTCTGGCAATACACACAAGTCCTTTGCCATACACCGTTTACCCTTGTAATTGAGTCGGGGAATGACTCTACTAATGAAGTGTACTTGCCACAAGACTGGCATTTAATCTGCCACTTCCTCTGGTCGCTTCCTTCGTATAACTGGTCAATACCATATCCAGGATAAGTAGGACTCCCGAAATTCACCTCATGAGCATATAAAGACCGTCTGAGCCTCTGCTTAGACATATAAACCATGTCCATGTCCATAAGGTCAATCTCGTCCCGCATAACACAATCACAGCCAATAGAACGAAGATTGTCAGTATCTTTTGTATTAGTACCACCAACCTTCTTGGGTTGTGCGCCAACCATGACTATTGACCTACCATTAATCTCTTTACACATGGTAGTGTTAGTGTCACCCTTCTCCTGTAACCATGAGTTGTAATGGAAGATAGGGTCAAAGGCAACCTTAGAAAGACGCTCTACTGCTGTAACAGTAGGCATCATATACATTATGTTCTGGTCGTACTTCCTATAATAACACGCATGAACCGCCTCAAGGTACTTAGTAGTCGTCATACATACCTGAGCACCCTTCTTGCAGTTCATTATCTTCTTGCCGCAGTCTACTAAATCAGCGAGGTATGGCATGTTCTTGAGCGTGAACTTAATCCCATCTCTGAGATTTATCTTATTTACCTGCGCCCAAACTAACGGGTCGAAGGCTTGTAGTTTGTCACCTTTAATCTCCAATAGATTCCTTCGGCAACGCCTGCTTTAATTCTGATATTGCTTCCTTAATGAGACTCTTCTGGCTTCTGGTCTCTAAACTATTATCTAATGAAATCTTCATAAGCCCTATCGCAGTGCCTATAGCCGCGCCTAGATTACGCATTTCTTGCTCGTTCATTCAGAATCCTTTCTGATTTTATTACAGTATATCTTGATTGAATCTTGTCTTGGTACGCCCATAAAGCACGGGCTATAATGGCGTTATCTTTGTCTTCTATAAAACCACCCTGCCTTGCGTTCTGGTCTAAATACTGAACAGAAGTGAGTAATCTATCAATATCGCGTAGAGCGCCTATTATAAGTTCAAACTCTGGTATACTCTTATCTTCCATTACCTAACTACCCACCATATAACTAATATACACATCACTATTACAACTATACATGCAATCATAAACCCCTCCCAGATTTAATCTTTTACAACCTCATGCAAAGTACAATCCTCGTCAAAACCTATCTCTATCAAGTCGTCGTCTGTTATATTCAAAGACTCGGCGAGGTAATCTAAGAACCCGTACTTGTCGTGGGCTAGGCGGAAGGACTGGTCGTGGGTATTGTTCATAATTCTATTCTCTCGACGCATTCGATAGAAACGCACTATTTATGGGACTCGATGTACGCAAAAGCCAAATCTGTTTCTCCGGTTTCTATAAAACCAACAAGAGTATTGCATTTATTGCACAACAAGGCCCTCACTTTGCCAGTATCATGGTTGTGGTCTACATACAATTTATGGTTTAAACTAGACTGAACTATTTCAAAATTAAAATAAGGACTTATGAACAGAAAACTACAAGCACGACTGAAAACATGGCGAACACACCACTATTTCTGCTATAGTTGTCTACTGGCACTATCCTGATTAGGGCTGGGATTTGATATTGTAGGGATGTGATAGCTATATACTGCCCCCCCCCCCCCGTTCCCTGCCCCCCCCCCAGCCCGTATTATATTGTTGCGCCCTGTGCCCGTACAAGCCCTTGTTTATGTCCACCGACACAACTAACCCTTGCCCTGCCGAACTCAAGCCAGCGGGGGCGTGAGGGCTCACAATGGCATACCAGGCTCATGCACTGTGTAGCTTAAACGCCTTACTTGCCGCCTTGTACGCGCCCTGCTCTGCCTCTTCAATCACTGGCTTCTCACGCGTGTTGGTATCTATAGTATGGTGATGCAGGTTACTAATGGCTGATAACTCCCTTGCAATGGCCGTTCTGGCTTGTATAGCTTGGATATTGCCTGATTCTGCTGATTCTCTTAAGTTGTTGTAGTCGCTGGTGAGGTAATCTATAGCTATTGTTCTATTCCATTCTACCTTTTTGGCCAATTCAGCGTCTATTTTGGCTATAGCGTTGATAATTCTGCCATTAGTATATACCACTCCCGTGCCATGATTGTTGCAGTAGCTCTCTTTATATCCTACCATCCGCAGTGTCTCCGCTTTGTTCCTCTTGCCTTCCCCGCAGAATATCCGTGCAATCTCGTCTACTGTGGATTGGTCTTTTATATTTGGCATACTGGTTTTTGTTTCTTAGACTTAATAGTATTGTTAATTTATTGGGTTGTTAATGGGGATGTTAATATTTATTTGCATTATTAATATTTTGTTTCATGAATACCTTGCAAATAGCCGACTAATAGTTTATACTGATTATCGTTGTTATTGTGTTAATAACAGCTATTTAAATTGAAACTTTGTTTTGGAGCGTAATCATGGAATCAAAAGTATTTAAAAATCAGAGTTATTTAAAATCAATGAATCGTTCAATGGGCGTTGCTATTGCTAAGGCTGAAGATGGCTCAATAGTTGAAGATGGCTATTTTACAGAGAAACTTAAAAAGACTGCTAATATAATGGGTTTTGAGTTAAAAGTTATTAAGTAGTCGATGATGTAACTTAGTGAGTTTATGTTATTTAACTTTTATTTAAGGGATTATGATTATGAAGATTCAAACATTGCACGTCAAAGCAATAGCATTTAAGATTGCCAAAAGCAATATCAAGTATATCTATTGCCATATTCATATCGGGCACATCGTTCTAACGCTTTGGAAGTAATTCAATCCGCACCTCAAAGCCCTGCGGGGTTTTGTGGTATGTATTGTTAATCTTTTAAAGGAGCTTAAAAATGGTATTAGGGCATATAGCAATCGAAGATGTAAAAAAAGCTAATAAGATGTGGTTTGGTAATGGTAACGCTTCTTTTTTCGGCGACAAAGCTTATGCGGTACGGCTCAGCGGTAAAACTAAAACCTATTACTTAACCCGAAGCACTGAGGCTTGGACCGCTATGTTCGGCGATAAGCCAATATTGCACTACAGAGTCAACCGTATAGACCAAGAAACCTGCAAAATCTTAGACCTTACTGACGATGTATTTGACAATCAAGCAGACTTAAACAAATGGCTTAGGCTAAAATAGCTCCCCGCCGATGTCGCATCGGACTAATCAGGTTCAAACCCTGAATCGGCATTAATTGAATTTAAAAGGAGAAAAAAATGAAACTTTGCTTAATTAAACCCGAATGGTGTGATGTTCCAAAAGAGCGTCAAATTGTCCACGCTATACTTGAGCACAATGGCGACAGAATGATAATCGCCCCAGTAAATTCAGACCTTGATATTGTGCCGACTCAATTAGTTTCTGATTATATGGTAGATATTATTGGTGATAGTGTTAATTTTGAACAGGAATAAACTATATCATGCAAAAAGAAATATGGATTTTAACGTTTTGGGTTTATATTATATTACTTTAGGAGCTTAAAATGACAATAGAGGACAAAATAATATGTGAAAAATGCACAATAGCCATGAACAGGCTTGCACTTCAGCAGTCACAGGGCATCGCTGGGAGGGCGTTATACCTTAAGGGCATACTTACTGCCCAGGCAGAATTAAAACGCCTTGAAATCGTTTTGAGGCATAAATCTATTTAGTTAGAGGGGAAATTATGAAAGCAGTACAGTGGATAGTTGTTTTAGTTTTACTGGTAATCACGATTATATCACAAGGTTGCGGGATGGTCGAGGGTCTTGGTAATGACCTATCGGCGGGCAGCAGAGCAACAAGAACTTACATGGCTGATAGATAGTCTATTAGCTGAAATATTATTTATTGCCCACATGGGCAGAAACGAGCGATTATAGATAAAATATGAGATTGCAACAGTAAAAGAACCTGCCGATGGTCAGGAAATACCATCACCCCTGTATTATATTATAAATTATAAAGGACAAAACATGAAAACCACGCTCATCATCCTAGCCCTGCCGATTCTGGTCGGGGCTTGTGAAAGGGATTACAAGCTGGTAGTCTTTAATGTTTCGGCTTATTGTTCATGCGAGAAATGCTGTGGTATCTGGTCAAAAAATGGTATTAATTCAAAAG